TCTCGGCCGCCGCCCAGGCCATGACCATCGACGCGTTCGAGGCCTACATCGCAAACGAGATCGGCCGGCAGATGGCTATTGCCATTGAAAATGCCATTCTAAACGGTACTGGCTCTGGGCAACCGACGGGTATTCTAACTGGCATTACCTGGGATGCGACCAACTCTGTTACCTGGGCAGCCGCTGCCACTGTAGATTATGACCAGTTGGTGGATGGCTTGGCACTTCTGCCGACTATGTACCATAACAACGCGGTCTTCGTGATGAACCGCAAGATGCTGTTCGGCGGCATCCGGAAGATCAAGACCTCCGACAAGCAGCCCATCTTTGCGTACAACCCGCAGGATCGGGCCGCCATGACCATCCTGGGCTACCCGGTCATCCTCGACGACTACATGCCCGACGACACCATCCTGCTGGGCGACTTCAGCTACTACTACCTGAACTTCGCCCAGGCGCCCACCATCGACGTATCCCGGGAGGCGTCCTTCAAGAGCGGCAAGGTCACCTACCGCGGCCTGGCCGTAGCCGATGGGAAGCCAGCTTTGGCCGAAGCTTTCGTGAAGATCTACAAAGCCGCCGTCTAAGAGGTGATCTAGGTGCTGGCAGAAGTCAAGTTGGCCCTCCGGGTGACGACGACCGACTTTGATACCGAGATCCAGAGCCTCATAGACGCCGCTGTGGCCGACTTGACTCTGGCCGGCGTGGCGGCGGAAAAAGCGCAGAGCACGACGGACCCGCTGATAAAGCGGGCCGTCATCACCTACTGCAAGGCCAACTTCGGGTTTGCCAACCCCGACGCTGACCGGCTCCAGAGGGCATACGACTCTCTCAAGTCCCATCTCTCGTTGTCGGTCGAGTACACCACCGAGCCGGAGGTGTGATCCGTGCTCTGGAGAGACGTCATTGAACTTGTCAAAGTGACTTACCAGCAGAACGAGATCGGCGAGTGGCTTCCTGTAGAAACCAAGCGGCAGGTCATGGCCGATAAGCAGTCCGTAAGGCAGAGCGAGTTCTACCAGGCCGCTATTGCTGGCTTGCGGCCCGAGGTCATGTTCGTCGTCCGCTCCGCGGAATACGAGGGTGAAGCGCAGCTGGAGTACAACGGCAAGCGGTACAACATCGTCCGCACGTATGACAAGGACGGGGAGTTCACGGAGTTGGTCTGCGAGGTGGCCTTAGGAGGCGGCGACTGATGCCCGTACCGCCTGCCGTCAAGATAACTAAACACGGGGTTGAGTTCATCTCGAAGGTGGATCGTGCCCAGTACCTCATATCCGAACTTACCAGGGCAGCCCTGAAGGACGTCGGGAAGCTGGTGCGGAGGCGAGGCCTCGACAAGATGAGAAAGCTCCGGGGCCTGCGCAAGGGGAAACGCCCACCTCATGCCCTGCAATACTGGGTTCGCAAGAAGGAAACAGACCTGCAAGTCGGACTCAAACACGACACCTGGTATTCAGTTGACCAGGAGTTGGGTACCCGCAATCAGCCGAAGCGGAGCATCCTGCGGAATTCAGTATTTGAGAACATCGACGACATCCGGCGCATCGAAGGGGCGTATCTTTCCGCAATCGAGGATGAGAACCGGGCGTTAGGTCTCATAGACGAGGAAGAGGGGGTGGGAGAGGATGAGCCCGAGGGAGCTTAGGGCAGCCATCTATTCTCACCTGAGAACGAAGCACTCCAGAGTCTACTTCCAGAACGCCGCTCCTGACGCAACCTTCCCTTACATTGTCTACGACCTACCCAACGCAATCGACACAGGGGAACTGCCGGAGGTCTGGGTTTTGGACGTGGACTTCTGGGACAACAAGCCTGACACTTCGGAACTCGACGCGCTTGTGGAATCGGTCGACAGCGATCTCCACCGCAAGACGTTCGTCATCGGCAACGCACGAGCCCAGGTTTACAGAGACATCAGGCTCGCTCCGATTACGGCTGACGAGCCTACGCTAAAGCGGCGCAGGTATACCTATCAGGTTAGGGTTTACCAGTAAGGGAGTGATACTATGGCTCTCACTACTCAACAGATAGAGAACATCCAGATCGACCACGGTCTCATCTACGTGAACTACGGCGAGACCGACGAGCGTCTAATTGGGCCTACAAGGGGTGGGGCTCAGTTCGTTGCCTCGAAGACCATCCGGGACATTGAGTATGACGGACGGATGGGCAAGACCAAGGGTCTGCAGGTCGTGGACGAGATAAACGCGCAGCTCACGTTCAGCCTCATGGACACCAGCCTGGAGAACCTCGCTCTCGCCATGCCCCACGCAGAGTATGATGAGGTCCAGAAGGTCATATCGAGCGGCACGGGCGGCATCATTCCTGCCAGCAAGTACCTGAAGAACATCACGATGTTCGCCAAGTGCGCTGGCGGGAAATACAAGAAGATCACACTCTTCAACGCCATGAACGAAGGCGACTTCACGCTCAACACCCAACCGAAGTCCGAGGGCGTGGTGCCTTTCGAGGTCTACGCCCACTGGGACCCGACCGCTGGCACGCACCCGGCCGCCGGCGAGCTCTACAAGATCGAGGAAGTAGACGCGATAGCATAACGCGGAGGCGGGGCAACTCGCCTCCTTCTGTTTTTGGAGGGATATGATGCTTACCATCAAGCAGGCAGTGAAGCTCTCGGCCGTAATCGACAAGCTGGAGCTCAAAGTCACCGATCCAAAAGCATCCGCCGAGCAAGTGGGCGCGGATCTGCTCCTCCAGGCCGTCTCAAGGCTCCACCTCGCGGAGAAGGAACTGTATGCCTTCATTTCTGAGGTCAAGGGGATTTCGGAAGACGAAGCGGCAAACGTCGATGCTTGGGAGTTTGTCAAAGAGCTTTTCTCCGACCCCAAGGTAAGGCCTTTTTTCTCGCGTGCTGCCAAGTTGGCGGGCCTCGAATAGTAGAACTCCTATCGTCGGCTTATGACTGGGCGGCTATCTGCGACCTTCCTGCTTCCGCAGCGATGGACTACATCAGACACGCCATGCGAGCCGAGCTGACACGCTATGCCTGGGATGTCTGGCGCGCCCGGTATCCTCTAATGGCCCTGGGGAGAGTGCCCTTCCAATCGTTCGCCGACTATCTGGCAGCGGTTGAAGGGGCAAGCGAGAGAAGAATAAACGAGCCCGACCCCGCCGAAATCGAGGCGGAGATGCTGAAGGTTGTTGCCGCTTACGAGGCTAGCGCTTCCAGAAGCCGACCTTGTGGAGAAGCTTGTTCTTCGCCTTGTTCTTGAGCCTTCTCACGGCTTTGTCCGTGTCGCCCGTGACGGCCGCTACAATGGCCTCTACGTCTTTAGCCCTGGCAGCCGCCTTATTGATTGTCCTTACAGCCTTCTTCCAATTCACAGCAGCACCACCTTTTCGCTCATAGTCTATCACACATATCGGCGTTTCATGATGGTAGGTGAGAAACATGGAGATATTCCGACTCTTCGGCTCAATCTTCGTGGACAACGAAGAGGCCAATAAGTCCATAGCGAAAACCGAAGAAAAGGCAGAAGGCCTTACGTCGAAACTAGCCAAGGGCATCGGGACGGCCGCCAAGTGGGGCGCGGGCATAGGCGCGGCCGCAAGCGCGGTCGTGGGCGGGATGCTGGCCGCCGCCAACAAGACCGCGGAGTACGCGGACATGATCGACAAACTCTCCGAACGGACTGGCATTAGCCGTGAGGAGCTTCAACGGTGGAAATACGCTGCCGACCAAAGCGGGGCTGACATTGCCGTTCTAGAAACGGGCATCAAAAAACTGTCCGATACAATGGATGCGGCCTTGAAAGGGAACCAGGCCGCCTCGGAGGCATTCGCCGCTCTGGGCGTCTCGCTGAAGAACGCCGACGGTTCCGCCAGAAGCGTTGAGGCCGTCTTCCAGGACGTGATGACCGCCCTTGCCGACATGGAGCAAGGGGCGCAGCGAAACGCCATCGGCAATGACCTCTTGGGCAAGTCCTACACGGAGATGCTTCCCCTCCTAAATGCTGGTGCCCAGGGTATGGACGAGCTCAAGAACCGCGCCGACGAACTGGGAATTGTCATGTCGGAGGACGCGATCAAGGCTAACGTCCAGTTTGGTGATACGCTCGCAGACGTGAAGGAAGGGTTCGCCTCTGTCTTCCGGGAGCTCACCACGGCTTTTTTGCCCGTCCTTCAGAAGGTCCTTGACTGGATCATCAAGCACATGCCGGAGATTAAGAGCGTAATGGGCGGTGCGTTCAAGTTCTTGGGCGAGGTCATCGGTAGCGTGGTGACTGTCATCGAAGGGGTACTGAACGCCATCGACGCCGTCATAAACGCCGCCAAGACAGCCTGGGATTGGCTGAAAAAAGTGTTTGGCGGAGGTGGGAAAGCCACCTATACTCCCGCCCCAACCTCAACCCCTGACATGCCCGCCCTTGCTAGCGGGGGTGACATACTCCGGTCCGGCTGGGCTCTCGTAGGAGAACGTGGTCCCGAACTCGTTTGGCTGCCCGCCGGGGCGCAAGTGCGTCCTCTCGGTAGCGACGCGGTGACCATCAATCAGACGATCAACGTTACTGGCCCCATTGACTCGGGCACGATGCGGGAACTTGACTCGACTTTGCAGCGCCGCAACGATGAGCTGGTACGCAAGCTGAGACTCGCCAATCCGGGGGTGGTGTGGTGAAATACGGGGGCATAACCATCCTATCGAGAGGGCTTATAACCAAGAATGTCAAGAAATATCGCATCATCGAATATCCAAGACTTGATGAATCCGACTCAGTCTATCTCGGACGAGGACCGACGAAGATATCTTGCACGATCATCATCCCGACGTGGTCCGAACTGGTTGCGCTCAAGTCTCTGGCTCTCTCGCATAGCGAGAATGTCTTGTATGTCGACCAAACCGGAATCGATTCACATTACTATAGGCGTGTCGTACTGGAACTGGGTGAAGAAGAACGCCTCGTTCACGGCTCCGCCTGGATGGTGAAAGCCGTCTTCACCGCCCTAGACCCCCGCCTCTATTCCGCTGCGACCAACGAGGTGGTCTACTAATGGCGCTCACGCATTCCACAGGCTGGCTCGCTATCCAATCCGGGGGCACCACCAACATGACAATAGATGCAGCCCACCTCGTCTCCGCACGTCTCAGGTGGCGGGGAAAGGATCGGCGGATATGGGACTCCAGGAGCAATACTGTTTCTGGCCACAGCGCGAGTTTTCCATCTGTCCCTTCTGGTTGGACTAGGGGAGGCGGCAGCGCTAGATTCGATATTACAGTTATGACAGGTGAATGGGCGGCAGCGGGCACAATAACCATCTCTGCTCCTGGCGGCTCTAGCACGAAGTCTTGGACGTGCGGGGCACATAGTAGCAAGGCTCTTTCCGTTAGCACCAACTGTTATGGTTACGGCACGGCAACGGGCAGCACCAAGGTTGACTACGGCCCGACCACTGGGTTTGGCTATCC